TGATTGGGTGGTTTATGTTAACCGCCTTATTAGTGCTGTGTTGGGCGCTAATTAGAATTGTGGCTTGGGCATTCCGAGGTACGCGCGCTGACGCTATGATTCGTGGCAAGTTGCTCGTCTTGCGTCAGAACCCGATACGCATGGCCTGGTTAGCGATTAAAGTAGCTTGGCTTGGTCCGGGCGGAATTACACAAAATGTGGTTTTCTCGGCCATTGATAGCGTGTTGGGTTAGGGGAGGATAGATCCTGACGATTATCAAAACCTAGCGTATGGAGTCACCGAGTTGCTCGGTCTTCAAACTACCACGTTGTGCAATGGTTATGCAGAGTCTTCTGTAGCCTCCATCCATGAGATTTTGTATCGACCGACAGGTTGTCGGAGCAAAGATCAAGGAGGAGCATGGCTGCATGGACTAGCAACGCGTGTTCCCTTCGTGTTCGGATCCTGTGGGTGCAACGCTCAGAGTGCATTGGTGTTGCGACATTGTGTTGATCAGCCGGTTATTAAACGTAACCTGGGGCTGTTTTACGATGTCTGCTTAGAGCCATTTGTGGCTGAGCGCCCCTGGGAAGAATATGGGGGTTTTGAAGACTGGATACTTCGATGGCCTCTGTCGAAGCGGTTGATGATTCGTAAATCGATGCTTGATGACGAGGTCCGCCATAATAGACTTCGTGCTATGGTGAAACGTGAGATTTATCATACGCGACCTAGTGTCGCTCGTCTCATCCAATATTATCCTAATTTGGCCACGCAGGCAGTGAATGGTTGGTTGTGTTCGAACTTACAAAAGTCCTTGGGATTTTATTTCAAGAACCGAAAGTTTGATAACATTGACATAACTTTTGCGTCTGGCCTTAATGGTGTCGAGTTGGGTGAGTGGATGGATTATGTTTATGATCTGTATGGAAGTCCATGGTTCATCGAAAGTGACGGACGACGGTGGGACGCTCGAATGCAGCGCATGCATCATGATTTTAAAATTAGGTTGTATCGAGTCGTTGATGCCGAATTAGCGAGCTCTGTTGAGCAAGGGTTCGCTTGTGTCGGCGTTGTTGTGTTGCCCGATGATAGATTGGTTTACCGTGTCCACGGCACCGTCAAATCCGGACATAACGACACGACTCTAGGTAACAGCCTGATTAATGCTGCCGTTGCTTATGAAACTTGCGTCTCAATGGGTCTTAAGGCGTCGATTATTGTAGCTGGTGATGATTTGTTGATTGCTTGTAACGACAAACCTGACTTAGAACACTTTGATTCCATAGTCTTGGACTATGGCATCGTGCCTGAGTCTCGGTTATTCAACACTTACCGTGGTGTAAGTTTCATCTCGGGGTGTTGGCTTCGTTGTCGTGTGGGCTCGAAATTTGTATTTGTGCCGAAGTTAGGCCGGTTGCTCGCCCGACTGTGGTGGTCGGTATCTGTTGTACCCGAACGACGGCGCAACGACTACCGCCATAGTGTTTGTAGTGGGCTCCGACCTTTAGTTGGTTCTTTGCCAATTTATTCGGCTTTTATAGATTCACATGATTGTCCAGGAAGGATTATCCCCACAGACAAGCAATACAGCTTCATTACCGGCTTTGCATGTGATATTGATCAGGATCTCGCCTCTCAAGAAATTTGTGATAGGTATAATTTAGCACGATGTGAAGTTGATGGGTTGCATGATGCAATATTGTCGCTGTCCGGACGAAAATGTTTATATCGTAGTTATGTCGTTGATTTGATTGAGAAAGTTGATCTCAACGACATTTGCGAGCGTGAATTTTTCGAGGGTGACATCCACAATTTCACCTTTTGATAATGGAAAATTTGGCTTTCATGCGAGACTTAGAGAAGAGGTTAGAACAACATGGCCTCACTCCTGAGGGACTGCGTTGGGTGGTCAAAGCGCTTCACCCTGCCTGCGCTCTTGATTTTCAATCTCTACCTGACTCTTCATACATGAAGACTGTTCGGGCGGAGTATCGAGCGCAAGCAGTGGTTTCTGCGCCCGCGAGCGAGAAATGGGATTTGTTTATCTGGCGGTTTCCAGGCGATGCTACTCCAGTGGTTTACCGCTCTCAAGCGGCATCGACTGGCCCAGTCACCCTGGGTACGCCAGGTTATATTAATATAAACCCCCTCGAGCTTGTTACTTCCACAACCAATACCTTTAACTCGGAAGTTGCTACTTATTGGTTATTCGCCACAGGTACTGGGCTGTTAGATACTGGGGCTGGAACCTCTGGTCAAGTGTCTTATGTATATCCAACGAGTGCGTATGAGAGTTTTCGACATTCGTATGCTTCGATAACTTGTTATCTCACTGCCGCAGCACTTAGTGATGAAGGCACCGTGTATGCAGCTCAAAGTGCACCAGACTACGTTGAAAACGACATCGTAGGTGTCGGTAATGTAGCGACGTCGGGTATAGCTGCAGCGCCATATAACTCTCGTTATTTCACTACCTTACCGTATGATGAAACGGATATGGCTGTCAAAAATCCCCGTTACTATGTTAATCAAGCACGTAATGGGGTTTACATGCCTTTGCGATTGAGTGGGCCTAACCAGCCGTTTGCGCGATTCAGTACGCGTTCTCAAGCGTACGGTTCGACACCTAGTGGCGGTACGGTGGGCACTGTTGACCGTATCTGTAGTCTTACTAGTGCAGGGTATGGATACACTATGTTGCCTGTCCCATTTTTGCCGCAGGCATGTGATGCAGCGGATTCCTCAACGGTCCAAATTACTACTGCTGCCCCGCCTGGGCGCGTTGCCGATTCGCTTTTCCCCCTAAATATGTTATCGGACAATACTAGCGTTTCTTTGGTTATTTTCCGTGGCCTTGATGCCGATGCGTCGGTAACGATAAAGTATATTGCGGGGATGGAATTTGAGGTGGATACGGATTCTGCGTTGCGTCAGTTTGCCAAAGTGCCGCCCAAGTATGACCCCCGCGCCATTGAAGCGTATTATAGCCTCACACATGAGCTTAAAGACGCATATCCTGCTAGTTGGAATTCGTTGGGGACGATTGCTGCTGCTATTGCATCTGTTGCACAGACGCTTTGGCCGATCGCCAAACCCTATGTGGCTAGCATGTTGAAACGCGGCTTACAAGTTGTTGGTGGTGAACCGAATTTGGCGACGCAACAAGTAGTGGAGTATAAGAAGCAGTCTCGTGGTAATGTTAATGAGCCTCAAGTGATGTCACGCCCGCGCCGAATTCGGAAGAAGAAAGGCCGGGTTGTTGAGGTTACTACTACCTACAAGCCCACTGATGCTTTTAAGTTTAAGGGACGCTCTACATCTAGCCTCCCTAAACGACCGCGTTAGTGTCTCCGTGCTGTACCAAAGAGTTGATCTTGTCCCCACACCTGCTCCTCTTTGGGATTAACGGGCGTTCCGATTTGAAGTGGTTGGACTCAAAGCTAAACCCACTTATTATCTCACAAAATAAAGCGTAAATTCAAACGTGTAAGTATCCCACATGTATATGCCATTGATGCATCTGGG